CCTGCACGTTGTGGGCTCACAGGTCTTGTTCCATCTGTATTCTCACGGTGACGTTGGACCGATCAACAAGCTTTGGAAGTCTCTAGGCTCTGACACTCGTGAGTTCCAGAAGTTCAAGCTTTGGGCTGGACAGATGACACGCCTTGATTGTGATGGTGAGATCACGAACACTCTCACGTTCAAGAAGGATGATGGTTTCAGGCTAGCCAAGAACACTGGCCCGGCGCGCAAGATGCTGCCTTGGATTGGTGATTATGACAAGCTCGAACAATCATGCGCCAACTTCCTTGACTTCAAGAAGGACAAGGGGGATAAGCCGGAGCCCAATGCTTTCAAGCTTCTGACCCGTATCAACAAGATGGTTGGTGATATTGACGCGGCATCAGAGGAATATGGTGTTCCGATTCCCAAGGATATTCAGGCCAGCCTTGATAACCTCAAGGAGAAGTTGAGCCGGATTGACATCAAGTCCTTTAAGGATGTTCCGAATGTGAACCTCAAGGCTGAAGGGGTTGAGGGTGATATTGCCCACTGAATAATCTAGGGGAGCAATCCCCTAGATTTCTTCCTATCATCAACTAACCCAATGTGGAGCGCCAAAAATGGTTACTCTTCGCGAAGCTAGACAGCGTGCTTCTATTGTCAATGCTTGTATTGAATTCATTCGCGATCATGGAGAATATCGTGTAACATTGCAAGAATGGCCACAATTTCGTGCATCTACTGAAGAACGTGCATACTATACAAATGACTTGGACGATGCGTTGCATACTGCCTTCTCTATGCGCCGTGAATACTGTCTTAATATGTTGAAGCAGACTTCCCTCGACTAACTGTGACTTATCCGCAACATTCTGTAGTTAATGGAGGATTAAATGCAAGACTTTCGTGTAGTTTGGGTAGAAGTTTAAAGAACAATGCAGCAAAACAAATAAAAGGGTTGTGCTTTGAAAAAGATGGTTCGTCTTCTGCTATGGCTTGGTATATAGACGGTAGATTTTTTAAAGATCACCCTCGTGATCAAGACCTTATGCCTTCTGAGCCTGAAAAGAAGGTAATTAAAAGGTGGTTTAATATTTATCCTTCAGGCTATTTTGAGGTATTTCAATCTAAGAAAATTGCCGATTATGGAGCATCAAATTGGGTTACGCCAAGAGTCGCCTGTGTTTACCGTGAAATCGAATACTACGAAGGAGAGGGTTTAGATGAGTAAAGATATTCTGTTTACATTCCTAGCTCTGTGTGCTTTCACAGGTCTTTGGGTGTTGTTCATCTTCTGGCACCTTGATCTCTGGTCACATAAGGAAGAGAAAGATGAAGAACCCCCTACATTTATCTGAGGTTATCATGAACAAATACTTAGTAGTGTGGAAAGACAACTACGGCGTAATCCAAAGTGAGGTATCAACAGATCACCCAACTCTTTTGACACCTGAACAGTGGGTAATACTCGCAGCAAAATCTGAGGGCTATTCTCAAGAAGATGTAGACACCCTTATTGAGGATGGTTACGGGTTGTTTTTGGTCTGTAGTATGCCCACACAATTCTACGTTTAGAAGTAAACTTCCTATCATCACGTCAGCAGTGAAAGAGAAACTGTAGAATTGATTATGAGTCCATCACTGCCTGTAGCTTAACTGGATAAAGCAATGGATTTCTAATCCGTCGAGTAGGGGTTCGACTCCCTTCAGGCAGGCCAAAATTCCAGTAGATGTTGGTCCGAGTCTACATTTCGCATGGAGCGCCCCGTTCTGCGCATCGGACTCCAAGCTGCTGCCCTTCTGTTCCGCATGTAGCAGAGGACTCTAGAAATAGAAGGGCTGTCCTGAGCAAGACAACTTTAAAAGGCTTAATAATTTACCCTTAGTCAAAATACGTTAATAGACCGCCTGACAAGGGAAGGAATGTGTGGGTATTCGTAATCCCACAGGGTAATTTAATTTGAATGCGTTGTAGGTGATCGATCTGAAAGCTAGCTCAGAAAAACCTTCCTTTTCAAACCAAAACAGGTGACACATGAACTCTCTCTCTCTTGGCTTATCTACGCATCAGATGTTATTCCTAGTATTGGTAGGATGTTTGCGGTTTTTGCGTTTCTACTAGCGGGTTTCTTAATTGGATACACTATTTTTTTTATAGATTATAATGAACCCCGATATTTAAAATTTTATTGGAAATCTGGTCTGTTTATTTTTGCTTTCCTATCATTGACAGCAACCTTACTCCCTTCGCGAGACACTATTCTTCTCATTGCAGGTAGTGAGATTGGAGAAAAGGTTATTGAAACAGAAGTTGGTCAGCAGTCTATTCGTATCTTGAAGAACAAACTTTCGGAGATTGAACTTGAACAGACACGAAAGAAGGCTCAATGATCTTTTTAATCTGGCTCGCGACCACTCTCCTCAGGACCTTGCAAGCGTAGTTTCAAGTATATATATAGGTAATAAACTAGTATCTTATGGATTTAATTCACGAAAGACACATCCTCTACAGTATTATTACAGTAAAAATTCTAGTGCCATATGTATTCATGCAGAGATTGATGCTATCCGAAATGCCCTTAGGTTTGTCCATGTGGATGAACTTAAGGGTGCTTCGATCTACATCGCTCGTGCTAAGGCACCAGCACCACGTAAACCAAAGTCACTAATGGGACTGGCTAAGCCGTGCTCTGGCTGTGCTCGTGCTATTAGTGTGTTTGGTATCAGCAATATCTACTACACACAAGATGGGGTTTGTAATGGGTGACACAGTTCTTATGTTTGTGTATGGCTCACTTAAACGTGGGTTTCATAATCATCGTACTATGGAACACGCAGATGGTGTGTTTATTCGTGAAGCTCGGTCAGCCAACCGGGCTTTTTCTTTATTCTCTCTTGGCTCTTTCCCAGCCCTAGACTATGCAGAAGATGGAGAGACACCGTTCTATATCAAGGGAGAGCTTTTTGAAGTACCCCTTAGTGGTGTTCCTATCATCGACCGCCTAGAGGCATCATACAGAAAGACACAGATCACTCTTGACTCTGGTGAAAAAGCTTACGTGTACCTACTTCGCCCTAACTGGGGACGAACCCCGAGACTATTCCCTGTGTCAGCTAATGAAGATTTCGTCTTCTGGCATCAACGCTCAATGGAGTAACTAATATGTTTACAGTGAAGACCCTAGACGAAATGGGTTTTAAGGATAAAGAAAAGTCTGTTTTCCTAGCCACACACTCTGGTACTAGCCGTGCCCGGTTTGCAACTGGTTTGTTTCTGATTGAGAAACACCAATGTCATAACCAGCTAGGTTGTTACTTACAGCAAAACCACCCATCTTACCTTGTTATCAACGATCTAGAGCCGTGTTTAGAAAAATGCCGCAAGTCTCTTAAGGAGTTTATTCTTGCGAACCACTTTGCTGATGACTCACCGTGGTCAGAGTTGTTTGAGTATATGGAGTTGTTTGAGCACAATGGTAAGCTGTTCTACTACTTCTACTTTGAAGGAAATAGCCCTTACATTCGTCGTCTTCTTTTTAACTTCTCTATTGCACTTCGTGCTCTGAGTGAAGGTGATTCAGATAAGTATAGATGTGACCGTAACACCCACAACTACGGTCTTAAACACTACCTTTACCTTATGAAGACCTTTGACCTTAACTGGAAACAGGCAGCAGTACTCAGCCGTGTAATCCAGCCCGATGGTACACCAAAGAAGTTGAATAACTCTACTCCTATCTGGAAACCCTATGATGTTCACCTCTTTAACCATCATTTCCTTAATACTGTGTTTAGTTCCAGGTTTTTAGAGGGTAAACCTAACAAACCAAACGGATTTGCTCATAGTGGTAACGACCTAGCCCTTTGGGGCCAAGAACACCCATTTTCAGATGGTAAGCCAAGCCCAATTAGTGTAAAAAGAAAGATTTTGTTTGGCACACTAACACCAGTTCACGATAATCTTCTGTGGACTACAGAAAACATTGTCTATTATGTCAAGAACGGAAAACTTCCAGATGAACACAAAGAAGCAGCTTAAGGTATTTGTAGAAGACGGAGATACCCTAATCCAGAAGATGTTCAACAAACGTGGTTACACTATTGTCAAGAACCACAAGGTTGCTGACATTATTGTATTCTCCGGTGGTGAAGACATCAATCCAGAATTATATGGTCAGAAACGTTTAGCTGTAACCAAAAGTGTTAACTACAAGAGAGATGAATATTGTGAGACTCTATACGAGACACACAAGGACAAGCCTAAGATTGGTATCTGCCGTGGTGCTCAGTTTCTAAACACTCAGTGTGGTGGTTCTATGTACCAAGACGTTAACAATCACGGTAAGACTCACCTAGTTTACTCAGCTAACTTTGAAGAAGAGTTTGGTGAGGTAACGTCCACCCATCACCAGCAGATGATTCCGGCTTTCGATGCTGAGATTATCGCTGTAGCCAAGGAGTCTTCTCGTCGTGTACGTGACGGTGCGACTCTTATTGGTGGACACTTCACAGATGACATAGAGGTTGTGTACTACCTCAAGGAAAAGTGTCTATGTTTTCAGCCGCACCCTGAATACGGCCACGAGAACACAGAAGAACTCTTCTGGGCCGTTATCAAACACAAGATGCCGGACATCTATCTGGAACCTGAATCCACTAATGAACCTAGCGAGGTAGCGTAATGTGCGGTCTATTTGGTATGGTCAGCGCAAGTGCGCTACAAGATTTTGACAAGGAACAGTTCAAGAAAATCAGTTTCCTATCATCAGTGCGAGGTATTGATTCTACTGGTTATCTTCGTGTAGCTGGTTCTCCTAACAAGAGACCCGCATATGTTAACTTCCTTAAGTCGGCACGGGACCCTATTTCTTTCTCCAAACTACCAGAGGTTAGGGAGTTTATTAAGCCAGTAAACCTCTATGCTCTACTAGGTCACACACGGTCTGCAACCAAGGGTTCTGTCAATACCCAAAATGCGCACCCATTTCTGTCCAAGTGTGGGCGGTTTGTTGTGTTCCACAACGGAACACTTAACAATGTACACACTGGGTATGAGACTGACTCAGAGTGGTTGACTAACAAGCTTGGTGAATCCGGTGGTGATCTAGAAAAAGTTCTTCCTGATGTACTTGGTGCGTATTGTCTAGTTATCTGGGACAATCAGGAAAAGACAATTACTATTATTCGTAACTCTCAACGGCCTCTGTTCTATGCCAAGCGAGGTAAGTGGAAGTTCTTTTACGCATCAGAAGAGTGGATGCTTATGACAGCTTTCAACATTCCCAAGGCGGACATTGTGGAGCTTTCAGTACACAAGCGAATTACTCTCAAGTATGATGAGCATATGGACTTTGAGAAAGAGGAGGTAGAAGTAAAAGCTACCAAACCCTTTCGACACCAGAACTACGGGGCGTACGGATCGTACGATTACGACAAAGAATGGTTCGAGGGTGGTTTCTTCTCAGACAGGTTGGTGGAAGAACTTGGAGAAAAAAGAGAGAATCTTACCCTACCTAGAGAACAAACAAAACAACAAAAAGAACAAAAGGTTCATGGACCTCTTGTACCAGTGGAAAAATCAAGCGGAACTCCACCTGTGGGAAATCTGGACCCATCCCTCTTTGAGCCAAAAGCAGATGAAAAAGATGGAGAGAGTACTTCGTCAGAAAGGAGTAAGACTACTAACGTAGTCCCGTTCCGTAGCCGTGACATTATTCGTACTCGGCGTATTACTAACTCTAATGAAGTAATTACAGAGTTCTATCTTCTGCAAGTAGGTTTTAGCCCAGAAGATATTCGTGTAATTATGGAAGCCTCAGAAGAATTGGACATTGATACTGATTCAATTAACGATCTAATTGAAAACGGTATCATGAGCTTTGGTACTGACTACCTTCCAACATCACAGGAACTCAACACGTTTGTTACTTTCTTCTTGAGTAAGAACCGTGCTGTCAGTCTTCACCACTACAAGAACCTAGTAGCCTGTGGTTGTGGTATATGTGGCCGTGACTTTGATTACGATGAAATGCGTAACTGGTCAGACCAACCGGGCTCACACTTTTCCTGCTTCGGTAACTGCACACCAGTCAAGTCTATCAACATTAACTAAGGAACTCTTACCATGTCTGTACTAATTGGTGCTGACCCGGAACTATTCGCATTCAAGGGCGATAAACCTATATCGGTTCACAACCTTCTCTCTGGTGACAAGCGTAATCCTCTGCCAGTAGACGAAGGTGCTGTACAGGTTGACGGTACTGCTGCTGAGTTTAACATTATCCCAACTGACTCAGTAGATGTCTTCGTTAATCGTATTATCAAAGTGCGTAAGAACATTGAGTCAATCATCCAGCAATCAGACAAAGATGTAGTTCTTCGTTCTGTTCCCGCGGTTAAGTTTGACAGTGACTATTGGGCGACTATTCCAAGTTCTAACAAAGAACTTGGGTGTGACCCTGACTTCAACGCTTACACTGGTAAGGAGAATGTTATAATTCCTGAAGAACAGCGTAAGGGCTTTGAGACCATGCGTACTGGTTCAGGACATATTCATATTGGTTGGCGTAACCCTAAGGAACCTTTCAAGGACGATGTAGAGAAGTACGATCACTTTGTAAATTGTCGTGTACTTACTATGCTTATTGACAATGTTATCCTTCCCTTTGAATTTAGGTGGGACAAGGACGTGGAGCGTCGTAAACTCTACGGTAATCCCGGTGCTTTTAGGCCAAAGCCCTATGGTCTAGAGTATCGTGTACTAAGCAACGCTTGGGTTGACCAACCTGATATTGCCCGTGTTCTATTTAAAACTATTACTGAACTTGTAGAACAGGTTAAGGAGAGAAACATTGATATTGTAGAAAATGTTGATGGGGGAGTAATTTTGTACGGTACTAACAGAATTATTGGCAGGAACGAATGTTACTCCTATAGTACTTACTGGGAGAGTTACAATGTTCCAAACAATGCCCCTAAGGGTAAACTGTACAGGTTCTTTATAAACTACAAACCTAAGGGCATTTCGGATAGCATCAATCTCTGCATGAATACATATGGCACTATGAAGGTAAAGTAACATGAAATCACCGGATGATGTTGATCTCTACGCCTTTACTTCACTTCAGGACGTAGACCAGAGATTACGTAAGTCTATCTGTAAACACACACCAACAGGTAAGTGGGTTAATATAGAACAGGTATCCCAACTACCAGACAGCAGAGAGTTCACCTTCGTAGGTACAAATTACTTTGGTGATATAATCTCTGGTTCTATCAAGGAGTTAGATTACTCCTGCCCCAAGGTTGGTATGTTTACTGATCATAACGAAGTTTTTCTAGCTGAGCGTGTACCTGTCCGACAGTACAAAGGAGGTATCAACCCTCAATCTGTACGTTTCAGGTGTATGTACGGTGAAGATGCCTCTATCGGTTTCTTCCATTGTTCTGGTTTTTACTCAATGCTAGACAATAACTACCCTTCACTGAGTAATGTAATTCCAGAATATCTTCGTAAGGATGGTACTAACAGGTGCGCAATTCGTCGATTCAATTGGATCAGTGTCAACGATTTCAAGATTGTTACTCTGTACTTTATGCGGGACAAGGTAATTTCTTTTACCAACAAAGGTAAAGATATTACACCTAGTAACATCAACTCTACTACAGCCGAGTTTAACCGCCAGTATCTAGTTAAAGACATTGACCTTATCAGGAGTGTACTACAATGAGTGGCCTGCTTACAAAACAGGTGTCCTACATCTTTGGTGTCAAGAAGCACAGCAAAGCTTACAAAGACGCTTTCGGTGTAGAGATTGAGGTAGAGCCAAAACCTAATGTTCGTGTTCTTGACATACTGCCACGTAACGGAGCTTACGAAGCTAACTGGCACACCAAGGCTGATGGTTCCCTTCGTAACGGTGGTTACGAGATTATCTCCAAGGTTATGACCGAGTGCGAGATTAACTCTGCCAAGGCTACTTACAACGAAAGTTTCCCTTGGGAGTTGTTTTGTACCACTAGCCCGCGTACTTCAATCCACGTACATCTTAACTTCTCACAGAACCTTCTGTACGAGGTGATCACCTTCTACTGCCATATGCTTCTTATAGAGGACATTATTGCAGAATATTCTGGTAAGTCCCGTAAAGGTAATTTGTTTGCATTAGAAGCTGGTAAGTCCCTTAGTAACTACAATGCTGTTCGTGACCTTGTGTCCAAGCAAGACTATCGGTTTGTCAACAATGACAACAAGTACACTTCTGTAAACTTAGAATCTCTAATGCGTCTTGGGACTGTAGAAGTTCGTACTATGCGTGGTCTTACTGACATCGAGGACATCTTCGAGTGGGTTCAGATTCTTTTAGACATTAAGAAGATGTGTACACACAAAACTCCTGCACAGATTGACTTTCAGTCACTATTACCAAAAGCTCTTATTGACTTCTGTGAAGAACGTAACATTGATTACCGTGAGAAGATTAACAGCCAGCTATCTCTGTTCTACGATCTTATGTCTTCTCATCCTACTGGCTGGGACTTTACCAATCCTAAATGCGATTGGCGTAACGCAGATGGTCTACAGGACTACAACGTTAGATTCTGGGGACATAAGGATGTAGACACAATCCTATCATACGACTACTATAAAAAGTTCCTAAAAGAAACACAACGAAAGCCAGAGCCTTTTCGGCCTAACCAACCTCTGCCCCGGCTGAATAACAATGTTTTAGTTGTTGTAGATGATCCACGAGTTAGGTTTGTCAACAATGAAGAAAACTTATTGGAACTAAGGAGGGGATTGCCAGAGTGGGCTCAAATTATCCCCATAGACGAAATTATGGACGAACAGCCAGAGGTTCCAGAACCAAATGTAGAACTAGACGACTTTGATGAAGATGAGGATGAGGAATTACAAGATGGCCATTTCTAAGAATTTTTATATCGTACCTTACAAAATGGGATCCAAGAGTGCTACGGCTCTTGGTCAAGCCCTAGGTGTCAAACGTGTAGACAAGGAGCGCAACCGCCTTGTTGGTAAAAATACAAAAACAATCCTGAACTGGGGTAACTCTGACATCCAGCATCAGGAGATTCTCAAGTGTACAATTCTAAACCCTCCTGAAGCCGTTAGGAAGGCCGCTGACAAGCTTTCTTTCTTCTCTGTAATGGGAGATAGCCCGATTGTGCCAAAGTGGACTACGGACCACGCTAGGGCCGTAGAATGGGTATCAGATGGTAAGACTGTTTTTGGTAGAAAAGTCTTGACAGGCCACTCAGGAAATGGTATCATTGTAATGAACAGTGACAACCAAGACCAATGGCAGCCATGTCCTCTCTATACGATGTACATGCCCAAGAAGGAAGAATACCGAGTTCACTTCTTCAAGGGCAAGGTTATCTTTGTACAGCGTAAGGCTATGGTCAAGGATTTTCAGAACCCTAACTTCCAGATTCGTAATCTACAGAATGGGTTTATCTACGCCAACCAAAATATCGAACTACCCGTACCTGTTCAACAAGTTGTAACTAATTTTTTGGATGATCACAATGCTCTTGGTCTTGATTTTGGTGCTATTGATGTTATTTACAATCAGAAGGCGGACAAGGCTCTGATCTTGGAAGTCAACTCTGCTCCGGGTCTACAGGGCTCTACGCTAAATGCCTATGTCGAAGCGATTCGGGCGGGGTAACTTAGCTCAGCATAGTTAATAACTAAGTTACTTAGTATATAATTAACTTAGTAACTTAGTATAATATTCTACTTGTATATTAACTTAGTTAATTACTTAAGTAGATATTTTATCATATTTTTTGTATTTTGTCAAGCTAAAAAATGAGGTTGATATGCCATTTTCTCTTTTCTGTATTAACACTCAGCAAAAGGTGTCTGGTCAGATGTCTCTTGTTTACAAACCAGAAGAAGGTGTCCACGAAAATCAATATACCAGAAATCCTAGAGTTAACCATATAGTTAGGGTTGGTAGCTTCTTCTCAGCTACTTACAGGTTTGATGATAACCTAGAAACTGGCTTAGTAACAGAAATTTTTGGTGAAGCATACGACCAAGAAAACGACTGGCTTGTAATTAAATTCAAAGATGACAAAGGCTACACCTACATTTGGGAGGAATTTTAATGAGATGTCCTGTATGTGACTACGACCCAGAACTAGGTCCAGATCAACAGAGTTCATATTTCACTGGTCTTAGTTTTGATCTTAAACCTATGCCCTACTTTGGCCCTGATGGTTCTGTAGAGTGTAATTGCTTTAGTGAATTTGATGAAGATGATGTAGGTTATCTAGATGAGGATGACTTAGATGACGGGGCTTAAAACCTTAAGGTTTTTTGTAGACGTTCGGAACTTTCCTAACTTTCAAATTTTTAAAAGTAAGAGGTCTAAAAATTTTTACTTCAACGTAATTGGTGTAGAGTGTATACATCTTGATCCTAGAAGTTTTTTAACTTTTGGTCAATGCTTCCGTGCTGCTCGTAAGTGGATGAGGGACAACCAGAACAGGATTTACGGGAATGAGTGATATTGTGGAGAGGCCGATGAGAAAGCGGAAAACAATGTTGTTGAGCGCGGCAGCGTTGCTGATGTTCTTAAGCGGCTGTGAAAGTCTGCCCGGCCCAATGGCGCTGGCAGTGAATGAACCTGGTTTCGACGCTTCAAAGATCGCAACCCAGCGCACCATTGCGCTGAACTCCTGCGCCGTCAGCCCCATAGGTGAGAAATGAGCGAGATACCCAAAGATATTCTGGCAAAGGCTGTGATGGAAACTTATAAATTCACTATCATCGCGTCCGGCGTAGACCCTTTCGACGCCAATTTCGATGACAAGTTCTTTGAGGCTGGATGCGATGACGCGACAATTTCTGTCCAAAAGGGAGCTATCATTTTAGAATTTAATAGAGAGAGCAAAACATTCTCTCATGCGCTTTGGTCTGCTATAAGGGATGTAGAGAAAGCAGGGGCAATAATTACTCATGTTGACGAGACAGAAACTAACAAAAAGACATATCAGATGCCCTTGTGGCGAATCTAGTGACGCTTACTCAGAGTACGAAACCTTTGGTAAGTGTTACTCTTGTAATAAATTATTTCCCTTAGCGGGGACCTTGGGAGGTACGGTGGAACCAGAACAAAACAAATCTCTACAGATTATTCCCCTAAGGGGGCTTGACAAAGGCACACTTTCACGGTATAATGTTTATACAGAAGTGGTAGATGACACACCGAAATCCGTGGTGTTCCCCTACAAAAACCACCAGAAGCATCGGCTCCTAGAGAAGAAACACTTCTGGGCAGTCGGTAAGCACCAGCCCGGTCTCTTCGGAACAGAAGCCCACGGTAACAAGGATGGTCTTAAGAACCTGATCATTACCGAGGGCGAACTGGACGCTATGTCTGTGTTCCAGATGACTGGTGTTCCTGCGGTGTCTGTTCAATCTTCTGCATCAGCACTAAACGATTGCCGGGCTGACTTTGAGTATCTTAACTCTGCTGATCGTATCTACCTGTGCTTTGATGCAGATGAACCCGGACAGAAAGCTGCTTCTCAGGTAGCCCAGTTATTCCCTCACGAAAAGGTATTCAAGATTTCTCTTGATGAGAAACTCAAGGATGCCAACAAATATCTTGAGGAAGGGCTGGATAGTGACTTCCTACGCGCTTACCGTGGTGCCAAGAAGTTTGTACCAGACGGTGTTATCTCATCCTTCTCCGAGGTTGAAGAAGCTCTTGGCCAGCGTAAAGACAAGCCAGTATGCGCTTGGCCTATTTTATCACTTGAAAACAAACTAGAGGGCTTACGCCTTGGAAAAACTTATCTTGTATCCGGTCTTGAAGGTATTGGTAAAACTGAGATTGTACGGGCTGTTGAGTACAAAGTCCTACAGGAAACTGATTTTAACATTGGTATCGTTCACCTTGAAGAACCAAAGGAAGATGTAGTAAACAATTTGCTTTCCTATCACGTACACATGGCACTGAGGAAAGACAAAAACAACGTACTCTCGGTTCAGGAAAAGATGGACCGATACAAAGAAATGGTAAAGAGAGATAACCGTGTCCATATTTTTAATCACTTTGGTAGTGACGATCCAAATCATATCCTCGGTATTATCCGCTTCCTTGTTACTGTCTGTGATTGTAAATTCATCTTCTTGGATCACGTCAATATTGTTGTGTCTGGCCTCGGCGCTGACGGCGACGAGCGCCGTACTCTTGATTACCTCTGTACTCGATTAGCCACAATGGCTAACGAACTAAACTTCTGTCTAGTCTTCGTATGCCACGAGAACGATGACGGAAGACCCAGAGGCTCTAGAAACATCTCACAGACTGCCCATGTACATATCAGACTATCCCGTAACCTAGAGGCAGAAAATGCAGAAGAACGAAACAAGCTTTATCTATCGGTGGCCAAAAATCGCCCAACTTCTGATTCAGGTCCAGCCGGTTATGCCTACTACGATCCTGATCTTGGGCATCTTACTGACCCTAATTCTTCAAACATAGTTAACGCAGCAATAGCTTTTTAATGAGAATCATATGTGATATTGAAACAGACTCTCTAAAGCCAACTAAGATTTGGTGTATTGTAACTAAAGACGTAGACACACAAGAAGTCAGAACCTTTTGGAGACCAGACCTAAACAAAGATGAGTTTCTGTCGTCTGTCAAAGACACTCAACTATGGATTGGTCACTTTTTTATCAAGTTTGACTATTGGAAAGTTCTACGTGTTTTCTTTCCAGAACTAAAGATTGATCCTCTGGCTATCTGTGACACTCACGTTACCTCTAAACTGTTTAACTTCAACATTGGGGAACATGGTCTAGAAGCTTGGGGTGAACGTCTAGGTATCTCAAAACCTAAGATCACTGACTTCAACACTGTTGACAAAGATGAAATTATCAACCGATGCCAACAGGACGTAGAGATCAACTATAAGTTGTGGAAGAAGATGGAACCAGCCATTAACACTGGTGTCTGGGACAAGTCTTTAGAGCTTGAACACAAGATGGAGTTTATCACTCTGGATATGGAGAACAACGGTTTCCCGTTTGATTACGATGAAACTGTTTGTATCCGTAACGAGATTGAAGAACGTATCAACGATATCGACGTTCAGATTCGACAAGACTTTAAACCTAAGTGCTATCTAGTTAAAGAGGTTACACCACGTCTAACACAAAAAGGGACATTGGCCTTAAATGACTTCAAGTGGATCAGAGACCCAACGCCTGACCTTACTCCATTTACCGCCGGGGCGCCATTCAGTGTTATTGACTTTGAAGAGTTCAACCCAGCCTCAACAGTCCAGATTATTGAAAGACTTAATGAAGCTGGTTGGAAACCCAAAGATAAAACAGACGGCCATATCGAGGCAGAACGGGAATGTAAACGTAACCCTAGAAATCGAGAACTCAAAGAACGTCTGGATCGCTTTCGACTCAGAGGCTATAAAGTTAACGAGACTAATCTAGCCACGTTACCTAGAGATGCCCCAGAAGGCGCTAGGAAGCTCGCTGAGAGGATTCTACTAACTTCACGTAGGTCAGTACTCACTGAGTGGATAAACGCCTACAACCCCGTCTCTAGGTGTCTACACGGCAGGTTCAATGGTATCGGTGCTTGGACACACCGTATGTCTCACCAAGCTCCTAATCAGGGCAACATTCCATCTGACCCTGAGGTTAAGAATACTGAAAACCCAACACCATACGAACAAGTCCAGCTTAAGTACGGTATGAATCTTCGTAAAGTATGGCGTGTGGAAAAGGGCGAAAGACTGTTAGGTGTCGACGCAGACGGTATCCAGCTTCGTATCTTTGCTCACTACATCGAAGACGAAGACTTTACAAACGCACTAGTTAGTGGAAAGAAAGAAGATGGCACTGACCCTCATACTCTTAATGCTGTCAAGCTTGGTATTGGACCTGAAAGACGATCTATGGCCAAAACCTTCATTTACGCATTTTTGTTAGGTGCAGGGGTTGACAAAGTAGCAGAAATCCTCTATACTAATAATAAGGGTGCAAGAGAGGCTATGGATAACTTCATTGAGGGTTACCCCGGACTTAAGCTTCTCAAGCAAAAATCTATCCCTAAAGATGCAGAAAGAGGTTACTTTATTGGGTTAGACGGCAGGTTAGTCAAGGTTCCTAGTGAACACCACGTTCTAGCCGGGTATCTACAGAACGGTGAGTCCGTAGTTATGAAGACAGCCAACTTACTATGGAGACAAGAAGCCAGAAAGAACAATATCTACTTTAGACAAGTTAATTTAGTGCATGACGAATTTCAGACGGTAACTAAAGATGACGATGTAATGGCTAACGAACTACAGAAGATTCAGGAAGAATCTATTACACAAGCAGGTAAGTTACTTGGTGTCAAGTGTCCATTACTAGGGCAAGGTCAACAAGGTTACTCATGGTACGAGACACATTAAAGGGAATTATTAATGGCAACACAAACAGTTTATTTCAGTGGCACTTTCAAGTGGGCGAAGCTTAACGAGAAGAACGCCCAGACTTTCGTAGACAAGAACACGGGTGGTGAGGACAAGGGCCCTTTCTGTTCTGTAGATTTTACCTTTGACAACAAGGATGACCTAAAGGCTTTCAAGGCTTTCAAGACCCGTAACACTATCAAGATTGATGATGAAACTGGTGAACAGTTCGTACAGTTCCGTCGCTATCTAAACCACAAGACCTACCCTGAGTTTGGTGGTGTACCAGAAGTCAAGATTAGAAACGAAGACGGCACTGACACCCCGTTTACTGACCTGATTGGTAATGGTACAAAGGGGACTATCAAGCTTTCCGTGTACGATCACGCATATGGTACCGCTTGCCGCCTTGGTGGTGTACTTATTACCAAGCTTGTTCCGTATGAAAAAGAAGGCAAAACAGACGAAGAACCAAAGACTGAAACCAAGGTCTTTAACGACGCAATTCCATTCTAAGGTAAACAACAGTTGTCAGACAATAAGAAGAATTATTACCTAGTACACCTGACTGGAACAATTACAGAAGAAGTAAACCAGATTATTGGTATTTCCTCTAACGATGATATTACAAAAGAAAAGGCAGTAACTAATCTACTGGACAGCATTTCTGAGAGTACCCCTAACGTAGTTCTATCTATTATTGACGTTAAGGAAGTTACTGAGAAAGAAATGCAACAGTTTGTCGAAGGTCTAATGGACGAACCTGATACTCCGAGAGTTATCAACTAATGAAATCTATCCATACCCTAGTACCTGACATCTACGAGTTGTTTACTAGTGGTAAGGTTGACAAGAACTCATTTGGTAAGTTCCTGTACACCCCGGAAAATAACGAAGAGAGACAGTCGAAAGATAACTCTCTTCGTATGTCTTCAATGGGTAATCCTTGTGATCGTCAACTCTACTACAAGACACACTACGCAGATGAATCTGAGAAAATGGAAGCTCCTGTACTCATCAAGTTTATGTTCGGGGACATCCTAGAATCATTTCTACTACAACTAGCTGCGATGGCTGGCCACACCGTAGAAGGAGAACAAGAACAATTAGAACTACACGGAGTTAAAGGCCACAGGGATGCTATTATTGACGGTTGTCTTGTTGATGTTAAGTCTGCCAGTACTTATTCTTTTAATAAGTTCAAGGAAGGATTGAGCATTGACAACGATCCGTTCGGGTACATTACACAGATAAATTCGTACCTAGAAGCATCTCAAAATGATCCTAGACTAAAGGTTAAAGACAAAGCCTACTTCCTAGCTATTGATAAAACTCTAGGTAATATGTGTCTGTCAGAAGCTCCTATCATCAAACGCGACTGGCAAAAGTTTATCTCAGATAAGCAAGAGATACTAAAATCTCCGACACCCCCACCTAGAGTGTTTAAAGCAGAGCCAGAAGGCAAATCCGGAAACGAAAAACTTGGTGTTAATTGTTCGTATTGTTCATTTAAAGCTAAGTGCTGGCCAGGCCTACGAACCTTTATCTACTACAGTGGTCCTGTATTTTTAACTAAAGTTGTTAACACACCAAAGGTTCCTGAAGTTAAATGAGTAAGAACAAAAAGAAAAAAGAACCAACACCACGTAATTCATTTGAACGTGTACTAGACAAAGCCTTTCACTCACTCAGTAATGAGATGAAATTTGACTACAAGTACGAACCAGAGACTTTCAATGTTAAGGTTGACGTAACTTACAAACCAGACTTTATTGCTGAAACTAAAGTTGGTAAGGTTATCGTAGAAGGTAAGGGTTACTTCAGAGACGAAGACCGTAAGAAGGTTTTAGCTTTTACACAACAATACCCTGACTACAAGTACCACATTGTGTTTGAACGAGACAATGCCATCTACAAAGGTTCTAAATACAAGTACTCAGATTGGTGTACCAAGCACGGTATTTCTTACTCTGTCAAATCTCTACCTAAGGAATTGTTTGAATGAGTAAGACACACTTAATTATTCCCGACGCTCACGCTCACCCGGACTTTAACAATAACAGAGCAGATTACCTTGGTAAACTTATTCTTGATCTTCGTCCTGATGTTGTCGTTAACTTGGGCGACGGTTACGACATGGCTTCTCTATCGACGTACGACAAAGGAAAGAGAGCCTTCGCAGGTAGGTCGTATTCTCGGGACATTGCAGCCGGTAATGAGTTCCAAGAACGCACTTGGCTTCCTCTCAAAAGAGCAAAAAAGAGGTGGCCCAGAGCAGTATACTTGGAGGGTAACCATGAACACCGAATCGAACGAGCACTTGACATATCTCCTGAACTCCAAGGAACTATTGGATTTAGTGACTACAGGCTCAACGACTATTACCATGAAGTTGTCAGATACGAAGGCGGAACTCCCGGAATAATTGAAGTAGATGGAATTTACTATGCTCATTATTTTATTTCTGGTATTATGGGGCGTCCTATCGGCGGTGTTAAACCAGCTTATGCTATCCGGGCGGCTAACGGTAAATCGTCGGTTTGTGGCCACATCCATACTGCTGACGTTAACATCCATACTAACATTGATGGCAATAAGACAGTTTGCGTAGTAGCAGGTGTATACCAAGACTATGACTCACCTTGGGCCGGTAACATCAACAAGCTTTGGTGGAGAGGGGTTGTGATTGCTAGAAACGTAGAGGACGGTGTGTTTGATCCTCAGTTTGTTTCTATCGACCAACTAAGAAAAGAATATGACAAGTAACCTCCTTAAGAAACTGCTAAGTAATTATGACCTTGAAGAAGTCTTTCTGATGTTGGAGATTGATCCGTATGACGCACTAATTAAACTATACGAAATTGGTGAGGTTGATCTGGAAAGATTAGAGGAATACGCGGATGACTCGGACGATGAAGACGAGTAAACAAAAAGCACTTGAACGTAGAATTAAAAACCTACAGGATAAGCATAAGAAGTACTTTATGGAAAACCGAGTGGGTGAGTTTCGTATGAGAGTTATCGACGAAAAGAAACATCGTGAGAAGAAAATCCGTCCTACAAACCTAGAGGAATTTATTGATGACGAAGGCTAATGTATTTCAGATTCTAACAGAAGACCACATTGTTGAGGCTCTTACCAAGTATCTTCGTGATACCCCATACAAGCTAGAGTTTGATAAGTTAATTATTTCTGGTGTAGAAGACGATGAAGTACATGGTCTAAAACTTGAACTCCTACTAGGAAAAGATTAATGAAAGCCGAACTTATTGACTATATGGGTACAGACCTTACTGTAGTAAATGCAGCTAGGGTCTCCTTTGATAAAGAGTCTGAGTGGGAGATTGAGACCGATCCACATCACGGTGGTAAGATTCCACCGTATAATAGGTTATCTGACAAAGACAAGAAACTTATTAATTACCTAGCTAAACACGATCACTATACACCATTCACTCACTGTGCTATAACCCTTAGGGAAACAGTACCGATCTTTGTAGCCCGCCAGAGGTTCAAACACACTGTAGGGTTCTCCTACAACGAAGTATCTCGTAGGTATGTAGATGACGAACCTGAGTTTTTTATTCCTGCTAAGTGGCGTAAAAGAGCTGAGGATAAGAAGCAAGGCTCTAGTGATGAGGAAATTGAAGAAAAACAAATGGCAAAACTAGAGTACAAAGTAGCCATTAAGTTAGCTTTAAATACATATGAGCATCTTCTTGAAATTGGTGTAGCTCCTGAACAAGCCCGTATGGTTCTTCCACAGTCTATGTACACTTCTTATTATGTAACTGGTTCACTAGCAGCTTGGGCTAGGGCTTATAAGTTACGTTCAGATAAAAACTCACAAGCTGAAATCAGTGAGTTAGCTGAAATGTGGTCTGACACTATTAAACCTTTATTTCCTCATTCTTGGGAGGCATTAACTAATGACACGGGACTACGATAAAGAATACGCACAATACCACGCTTCCCCAGAACAAAAGAAACGTAGGGCACAGCGTAACGCAGCTAGACGTAAAGCTATGCAAGACGGTAAGGTAAAAAAGGGTGACAACAAGGAAGTAGACCACGTTGGTGCTAATCGAAAAGGTAAACTTAACAATAACAAGGTCAGAGTAGTTCCTAAAGGTGTTAACCGTAGGAAGCAACCTAAAAGAGACGGCAGTGAAGATTAATTCCTTTCCAGCAAAAGAACTAGAATCACTATTGAACAATCTAATCAAAGAAGATAACCTAAACCTAACAATTAAAAATACTAAAAAAGACATCTTACAATTTAGTCTTCGTGCAAAAAATAATAAAGACGATACTTTTAACATTGCAACTTTAGGTAATTTAAAAGTTGGGGAATTTATTCTTTATTCAGCTTTTTCAAGTAATGGAACACCAGTTGTAATTTTTCAATTAAATGAAAGGTTAACAAATGATTAACGAACATGATATTGAAGCGTTCAAGAGGTTTAAACAACCAGAGAAACTAGAAATGTTTATGGAAGACACCAATCTTAATTTTTACGATAAAGTCTACGAGTTTCACAAGGCTTTCAAACACCCTACTGAACGTGACCTTGCTCAACCAGATGCTAATGAGTTTTGGCTACGATGGAGGCTTATCTCTGAAGAGTTTAAGGAGCTTGGCCTAGAGTTTACCAAGGCTGATGAGTACCTTATGAATGGTGTCTTAATTCCAGATATTATTAGAAGGAACATTCTAAAGGAAACAGCAGACCTTCTATATGTTGTCTTTGGCTTCTGTGTAACCTATAATCTACCTATTGAAGAAGCGTTTATGAGAGTACACCGCTCCAATATGTCTAAGCTTGGAGCCGATGGTAAACCTATCTACCGGGAAGACGGTAAGGTGTCCAAGGGACCAAACTACAAAGAACCTAACCTTAAGGGCCTTGTATAATGAGTTGGTTTTCAGTTATTATTAGCTGGATTGAATATTTTAAACAAGAATCAAGATTAAAGAAAAAGGTTAAAAAGTTTAATGTCTGACAATGCTTCTAATTATAAAATTGAGTTTTCTAGTTCCCCTTATCTTCCTTTTACTCTTTATTATAAAAGAAAAAGAAATGGTTACTTTTTTGGCGACTCTTACGAATGGGTTGAACTTTCTCGTTTTGAAACTATTGAAGAAGCTAAAGAAAAACTAAAATATTACCAAAATATCTCTCTACCAATTTACCACGTTTATTAAGGACCTAGTGTGACTTTTTTTAAATCAAATGTAAATCCAATGTTTCGGAATCAACTTTCTGAAACAATTTTCAATTCAAAGTATCGTCACCAAGGTGCTGAATCTTGGGAAGAATTGTCCAAGACTCTTGTTGAGCATGTTTGTAAAGACCATATGGACAAAGACAAAAGACAGATGCTTTTTGAGCTTATCCGGGACATGAAGTTTATTCCCGGTGGTCGGTATCTTTACTATGCAGGAAGAGACAAGGCATTTTTTAACAACTGCTATCTTTTAAAAGCAGAAGAAGACACAAGAGAAGATTGGGCAAATCTGTCTTGGAAATCTGAGTCTTGTCTTATGACTGGTGGTGGTATCGGTGTTGACTACTCTGTTTATAGACCATCCGGGGCAATTATTTCCCGTACAGGTGGTTTTGCGTCCGGACCTATTCCAAAGATGATGATGATCAATGAGATTGGTCGAAGAGTTATGCAAGGGGGTTCTCGTAGGTCCGCTATCTACGCCTCACTTAATTGGCAACATAAGGACATTCAAACTTTTCTTAATGTTAAGGATTGGGATGCTTTAAAGGTAGGCAACACTGGGTTAACCTTAAAAGATATTAAAGAACAAGATTTTGATTTTCCAGCACCACTAGATATGACAAATATCTCGGTAAACTACGATACCAAGTGGTTACTAAACTATATGAAAACAAACAATTCTGGTGACACATTTAAGAAAAATGTAACACAGGCCATGAAGACGGGTGAGCCGGGATTTAGCTTTAACTTCTTTGATAAAGAAAACGAAACTCTTCGTAACGCATGTACTGAAGTAACCTCTAGTGATGATTCAGACGTATGTAATCTTGGTAGTATCAATCTTTCACGAATTGAGACTGTAGAAGAATTTGCTTCTGCTGTAGCTCTAGCCACAGAATTTCTTCTTATTGGTACACTCAAAGCTGATCTTCCCTATGAAAAGGTCTACCAAACAAGAGAGAAAAACCGCCGACTAGGTTTAGGTATTATGGGTGTACACGAGTGGCTTCTTCAACGAGGTCACAAATACGAAATGAACGATGACCTTCGTAACTGGATGTCTGTTTACAAAGGTGTTAGCGATCATGTATCAAAAACAGAATCAGATAGGCTAGGTATTTCTAGACCAGTAGCTAACAGAGCTATTGCACCAACTGGAACTATTGGTATTCTTGCAGGGACTACTACAGGTATTGAACCAGTATATGCAGTGGCTTATAAGCGCCGATACCTAAAAGGAACTAAGTGGCACTATCAAAACTATGTAGACCATGCTGCTCAACAAATTATTCAGAGTACAGGCGTTGACCCAGACAAAGTAGAAAGTGCTATTGATCTAGCAGCAGACTACGAGAGGCGTATTAAGTTTCAAGCAGACGTACAAGACTACGTTGATATGTCTATCTCTAGTACAATTAACCTACCAGCTTGGGGAACTGATCTTAACAATGAGGATAAGGTAGACCACTTTGCCTCTGTATTAGCTAAGTATGCACCTAGGCTTCGTGGGTTTACGTGTTACCCTGATGGGGCGCGTGGTGGTCAACCTTTAACTCCAATTTCTTACAAAGAAGCTATTGAAACTTTGGGAACTGAGCACGTAGAAATGAACGATGTTTGTGATATTACTTCAGGAGGTTATTGTGGGTCTTGAAGAGAAATTTATTTACTCATAGAGAAAGAGTACCAGAAATTCATCCTTGGGTTGTTAAACAAATTACCATACCCGGCCCAACAAGAGAAGAATTTGATTCTTTGAAAAAAACTGTTGATGAAATGATGAAGCTTTTAAAAAGAGCAAAAAAGTATGACCAAGAAAACAACGAACCTGACTGTGAAATTGAAGACAAAATGCAATTTCTAAGAGAAGTAGCAAAAAGAGTTGGTGTTGATTTAGACAAAGAGTTGATTAAAAATGTCTAATGATTATGAGAACGACCAAAGATGACAAGCAAAGATTCTACCAAAGGTATAAAAAGTGATGGTTGGTCCACCAGATATTACGAGCTTCCAGAAGGTTCTAAAGAGTTACAAGATTTAATTGAGTATAAAAATATGAATTTTGCTGTAGCTAACATCTTTAAAGCTGCTTACCGTTTAGGGGATAAAGAAGGAACTAGTCCCGAATACGACCTAAATAAAATTGTCTTTTTTGCTGAAAGAGAACTAATTAGAAGGAAAAAACTAAGTGATCAAAGCAGTATACCTGACAGTGATTCTAATGGTTAG